AGAATTTGCATTCGGTGTAAACACATAGTTCACCGAACCTCTGTACCCACAAAACGCTACAGTTACCCATGTGATGGGTGTCATGTTAACGAATGCGAACGATGCGGTACCAGAAGCAACAAGCACCTTGGAGGCGCTCGCCCACCCTGCAGCATCATACCCTGGTGAACCAGGTAGACGCTTCAGATAGGTGGTCATCCGGATATTACCCGCGAGGGAATCCGAAGCTGCACGTGTGGAGTAGAGGGTGTGTCGATGGAGGAGCGAGCGCAATGAAGCTACACACTCACCCATATTCACACCATACCTCTCTGGCAAGACCGCTGCAGTCGTGCCAATAACCATTTCTGTTGGTGTCACATCCGTGGTGTCCTCACCCTGAAGATTAAACATCGTAGGATACGCTCCTTCTGCAGACAAAGTTGTCGCAGGGGCCGCATACTCGAAGTTGTCACCTCCAGATACGAAGAACAGCAAGGCCACAGTGGAAGTTGCAGGCGCTGTCAGAGTGTTAAGGACTCGAATGGTAAGAGTACCATTGTCGTTATCACTCCGAGGCGCCATAGGATTTCCACCAGACCAATTGGTCCCAAGACCGCGATCAATGGTTTTCCACCCCTCTGGTTGGTGATAGGGGATGGTAAAGGTGACGTCATCATGTTCACCGATGTCAAGAATCTGCGTATACACCGTATTTTCAGGTGGATCAGCTGTGGAAATGTCTCCCACAGGATCATACGAGATCTTGAGACGTCCCTTGTGGAACTTTGTGCAAACCACCTTCACACGTACCCGAATGTCTCCGCGCCAGTACTGAAACAAGCGTCCGAAATATGACAAAGGAACCTGGTATGATCGATACCCCACCGTTGCTGCTGAAGCGTTGGTGAGAGTAATGTTCGAATCAAGGTTCGGGTTGACGCGCATGTTGAAGAGTTGCGATCCTGTAGCATCTGATGTCGACCAACTTGTAGCACCAAAGTAGCTCTCCTTTTTCTTCAGGTACGAAATTGCCAATTCGTCCTGGCTTCCAAGTGAATGGAAAGAGCTGTCGATACTAAGTTCCTGCTTGGGATCAACGGTCAATTTTTGCGTAGGCTGTCCTATTTGAGTGGACGCCAAATGAGGCGCATTTTGTGGTACGTAGGCATGGACGTCATCTATCACGGGCACATTAGTGTATCCGAACAGGGACGCCATCTTGCTCACTGCACCAGCACCTATCTCGGTTGCTCTTGCAAACTTCCCGATGAGTGGAACTCTGGTCAATGCACTCGCCGCCGCCGCCAAAGCGGAGGCAGGGAGCGACACAGGCCCAACGCCATATTCATCGCCCTGAAGCGAGAGTTTGGCTGTCGAGCCCATCAGCTGAACATCGGTCATCCACGCATACACCCGCAGTGTCACTGAGGTCGAACCTCCAGCAACTGCCAGGCGTAATGGTGCGTAGACCATCGTGGTGAGGCTTCCCATCCGTGAAACCTCATTGGCACTTGTAATATCAAGCCAGTTCTTCGAGTAGAAAAATGGTAGTGTCATCTCACCTCCAGCGTTAGCTTGGGGGGACACAAATACTCCAGGAACTTGTGAGTACGGAATCAAGTTTGTCAAACTTGTCGTCAGATTCGTACGCACTCGATTGGCAGATCCGTAGGGGAAATAACAGTAACGCGCTGCTCCATATTGAAATGGGGTCCCGTTCACTAGGATCTTGATGTGCAAATTGCCACGTAAGAAGGCAAAATTATCAAGCTTCTTTCGGATGGCTGTTGACGACAAAAACAACGTCCAAGGATCAAACGTATTCAAAATACCAGCCACATCGGATGTGGACCAGGTCTGAGTATTGATCAACGAGGGGCGCGCAAAGAAACGACCTAGACTGATGTCATCGGTGTCATCTACGCGCGCAACTGGGTTGTCTGTCGTGGGAAGGTGTAGAACCGCGCCTACAGCATTGTCAACGAACCTTACGGTCTCGCTCTCTTCAACTGCTGCGGCTACGCTTGTTGTCGCACCTATTTCGTCGGATGTCTCCTCCGACTGGAGGGAGAATTTCTTACTCCAATACTGAGGCGTCTCCTCTACCTCAGCAATGGGTGTGGTACTTCGTTGGCAAGTCACCACATCAACTTCACGCCTTTCCATTTTATAGATTTTCTGTGACTGTTGGTTTAAACAGACGGGGACAGCCAAGTCCACGCCTGCGCCCTAGCATGATGACCCCCAGAACCGATCTTTCAGTTCCTGCCAGGTGGGGAAGGTGGAGTCCGTAACATAGTACGAGAACGGCTCCTGCGCTGCACAACTTGTGAGGAAGGCGCGCTTCTCTTCGAAGACCTCTCTTCCATACCAGAAGTACTCGTTGATTGCTGCCTGCATGACAGCGATCGTTTGAGCTTCCGGGGAGATAGTGCTGGATGGGAGCCAGCACATGAGGGACTTCTTGATAGAGTCTTCGTCCAATGGGCACACGTATGCGCCAACATCAGCATCGAAACGCCACTTTCGCTTGAGGAAAGCAACATCGTTGATGTGTATGTATGCTGTGGATTCAGACTCCTTGTCCGCCATCGTGTACGTAACACCGATGTCACCCAACACTGCCTGGATGGCTGTGTGAGTGAATCGTGGTACCTCTGGCGAGACGCCCATCGTGTTGTCGTCTCCATACGTCATCAGCGCAACATACTCCTTGAAGTGCGTGACATCGTAACCCAATACTGCGAAAGCGTATCGCATGTACAGGCTGTTGACGAGCGAGTTGACAATGACTGTCAGTGGGTGCCCAGACGGGTTGGTACCGTAGAACATGACCAGTTCACCCCGGATATTCATCACGGGGAAGGCCACGTCCGTTCCGATAGCCATGATCTTACGATACATGACCTCATCGTGCCCTGCAAGCTTGTGCAGTTCAGCGATGATCCAGAAGGCGGCCGTGATGAAGTCGGCAATCATGTGCTTGTCAAACTTCGAGTAGTCGCCAGCAACAATGCGCTCAAGTCCGAACTTGGTGAGGAAATCTCTCAATTCCTGCCACTCAATCGACTGACACACTGTGCCTGGGCCTGCCTCAAAGGTCAACTTGTTTTCCTGAACAAGCTTGACGAATGAGAGCAAGGTTTTACGGACCACGATAGACCAGTGAACTGGACCACCTGCGAACAGGCGGGTTTTCTTCGCAGTACGCTTGGCGTGCGTCACAGGCTCATCCTTAAGGTGGCCCATGAAGATGGGGTAGGCTCGTCGACCCTCCGCGTAGCAGTCTTCCACATCTCGGACATGTTTCCACACGTCCTCAGGAAAATCCACGCCATCAGGGTAACGTTCTGTGTGAATCTTGTCTAAGAATTGCTTCTTCGACTTGTTCCACGGAAATCCCATCGAGCTGTTCGTGTTGAGCTTATCAACGAACTTCACACCAGGCAAGCCATTGACGGCTGCCAGATCTGAAAGTTCGACAAGACTACCCTGCCAGTTGGCGGGCAACCCTGCCACGATCTCAGTCAAGAAAGCGCGCTTGCACTTGTCCAAGACCTCTCGATCGTAGTTGACAGTTGGAACAACCATCTCTTGCACATTGTTGCGAATTGGTTCCCACCCGTCCATTGCTGGTTGGGTGTAGCCACATGCTTCGCCATAGTGCTCTTCCATCACCTCCCGAAGAGGGGTAGAAGTCACTTTCGACTTAGCCTTGGGCAAGAACCCTGGCAACCTCCCGAACTGCTCGGCAGACCCCTTTTCAATGTATCGAAACACACTTTTGGGGTGCGGCGCAAGGAGGATAGGCGAACCTTGAAGCGACAGCAGGGGAGACCCCTCGCCGCTAACCACGGTTGCCTGTGGCTGCACCTGCTCACATAGAACATCCAGTTCCGACTTGAGAATGCGCATGACACCAGCCTTGTTTTCGTATCCTGCAACGTGCATGCCAACAAAGGCGTAGCCACGCGGAGTGTACGCAAGGTACAACGTACCACAGTCGCCACCACGTGTGACTTCTGAGCAGTTGCCCACGAACACCGGGAATTCTCCCTCAAGATCCTTCAGCGGCATCTCGAAAAGCGAGACTCCATGCATCATGCGATGATCACACTCTCCGGACTTGCTGCGCCCCAAGCCGACCATCTTGTCGACTGGAATGATGTTCTCACACCAGAACTTTGAAAGGTCTCGTGCAGGCGCCATTGACGCAACGTGAAGGACAGCCAAGTCACGACTCGCATCACATGCGAAATCGCTCTTCTTGACCGTCAACGTGATCGCGGGGCACACGCCATCGGCTCGCATACCCCGAAGGATAGTGAGCTCCAAGTGTTCCCCCTTCAGCGTGTGGTTGTTAAGCACCAGGGTAGAACCCCGATAGAAGAAACCACGTGTGTTACCGCGGTACGGTCCATCCAATGCCTTGATGGCAACGGAAACCATGTTACGGGCGAACAGATCACGCATCTCTTCCGGCTGCTTACCAACTAAGCTCGTGGCTGGTAGAGGTAGATCGAAATTTTGCAACTCGACCACATCACGATACCAAACATTGGCTGTTGGCTCCTGCTGGAGATCATCCTCAGTAGTGCCCAAGACATTTCCTTGTGCCTCCATTTCCGACTCATCCGTCTCAGACGGACTCTTGTCTTGGGTGGCGTAAACGTAGATGGACACAGATGTGGCCAGCAGCGTCAGGAACACTATCGAAATCTTCATCCGGTTGTCTTGCGCGACACGGTGTGTCGAATGCATGAAGCGGACGAAGTGATCAGCGGGGAGGTGAGGTACAACGTATCGCATAGCGAGCCAGCGAAACACGTTGAAACGTGCCACCCAAGCACACACGTTGTGAAACCACGTGAACTGGAACCACCAGGTCAACATACGGACGTACGAATACATCACGTAGTAGCTGATGGTCTCAATCGGTGCGCTCAGACCGAA